TCCATCTTGTCCCAAACATAGCTCGGGGTTCTAAGTTGAACGATCATTGCGCCCAATCCCATAGCAACCGCAATATGAGCAAGTCGATTCCTTACTGCGCCAGCAGCATGGTTGGCTGTAATCTTAGTTAAAGCACCCATTGTGTAGCTATAGAAAGTAAACGGAAGCGCCAGCAATCCGCTCTCAATGCGTCGATAGCCCTGAACCCTTGGGTCAGTTGGTAGACTGTCACCAAACGGCAAAGTTTTTGCCAAGCCTTCTGGGATGTAAGCCACACCATCCATAGTGAGAGGCTTATCTGCTGGAGTGCCCATAATTACTCGGTTCATAACACCAGATCGAAGAGCGTTTCTAAATGCAATAACAGCTTCTTCATCAGTCCAAGCTTTTGTGTTTGGGTAAACCAAACCATTATTGCTGCGCTCAAATGGTTGCGCCAAGAAACGGCGGGCCATGTCTTCATTGATGTTGTATCGAGCTAAAAAAGTAGTATCAAACTCAGAAGCGGTTCCATTAATAAGCTTCTGTGCGGAATCAATAATCGTATGGCCCCTAAACAAAGAATCCATAGATTTAACTAAAACAGTGATAGGGCCAAGACCATTAGCCACAAAGAACGCATTGTTCAAACGATCCGCAACAGAATTACGCATACTGTTGTTAGTAAGACTTTCCATGTAGCGCAAATGAGTAATGCCTTGATTTACCTCAAGACCCTCACCAGCTAAGTTCAATTCCTCTTTGCCCATACCTAAGCGAACATCATCCAATAAGCTTAAGAAACCTTTGCCTATTGTGCTAAGTTCGTGATCCATAAACAAAGAAGCTAAGTCACCTAAAGCAGCAACGCCAGATGTGCCAAGATAAGTCCAAGTGGTAGCAGTCCTTAAACCATTAGCTATCCTTGTATCTAAAGCATCGGGGTTTTTAATTGCACCCCCAACAACTCGATCATAGCTACCAACAAAATTTTTGATATAACGATTAATGACTTCTTCAGGAACATTTTCCGAAGTCATTCTTTCGCGGATGTAAGCTAAGTTCTCGTTAAAGGACATTAGCTTTCCAGTAGATGGATTTCTAAACTTCTTATAGTATTCAAGTCTTGGAGCAACGCGCTGAGTGTAGGCAATCATTACTTCTTTCGCATCAGTAACCAAGAAATCCTTAATCAAATGATTTGGAATATCTAAGCGGCGAGACATTAGAGGACCACTTCTTCCAGAGCCATTAAAGATGGCATCTGTTGCATCGTCGTCTATTTCTCCAAGAATAGCATCAATAGTATCGTCAGCGCGCTTTGCTGCATCAGCGGGGTCTGGAGATAACTCAACAATTTTATAGCCACCGCCATCGGCACGACGAATTGTTTTATTGTTTGTTACAAACCATTCCGTAAGGATTGATTTAAATTCATCACGGCGCTCTTCGATTGCTCTGCGATTATAGAAACGAGGGAAGTGCCTACGCGTCTGACGACCAGCGTTAGCTTCAACAAGCTCAAGAGCATTGTCGATACGCGCCCTAGTTTCATCCATTGCTTTGCCAATTTTTTTCAAAGCATTGCGCTGTGCCTCAGTTAAAGAAAGCTGATTGTAAAGAGATGAAAGCTCATCAACATTCTTTGCATTATCAATCTTCTCAAGCAGTTCCTCAAAATAAGTTTGAGTGCGCTGAAGCATAGTAATTTCTTCTTCAAGCTTTGCACGTAATTCAAGCTGTTTGTCTGTAAGGCCGCGAGTATTTTCTGTTCGACTTAAACCATTAAGGCGATTTTGTTTCTTCTCAAATTGGACAGCAATGTCATCAAGCGCACTACGCATCCAGTTTCTATTCTGCTGAATAATACTGTTTGTAACACTAATAAGTTCAAATTGACGACCAGCTTCTTCATAGAAACCATCTTCAATAATATCTCTAGGATTCATCAATCCCTCAGAGACAAGTTCGTCTTCATACCTTTTAAAGAAACCTTCGAGCGCTTGCACAGAAGCAGCTTCTTGCGGACTCATTTGGTCAAAAGGAACTTCATCAATATACAACCGACCAATGCGAGTATACCAATCTTGAGGCGCAATGTTGTCACGCCCAAGCAGTTTAAAAGTTCTTTCTATAGCAGCGCCAATAGGAACATTAAGAACCTCAGTAGCACCTCGAGCATTTATCTGACGATAGTTGTCATTGATTATGCTTAAAGTTTGATACCATTCTCCAGACCGACGACCCGCATTAAGATGCACGGAGTTACCATGAGATACGCCGCGTTGATTCTGAAGAGTCGGAACACCGTTATCTCCAATTAGATCAAGCATATATTGCTTTGCCCAATTAGGGACGCGAAGATCACCTAGTTCTGTTCGCAATGGAGATGGAACAAGTCGCATAAACCAAGAGTTCATAAACCATTGGCCAGCAAAGCTTACATCTTCTCCGCGATCTAAAGGTCTATCAGAAGTTTCATTTAACCAGTTACGAAAGTTCTCACGAAACTGTTGGGTGCGCTCACCCTCTCGAGCAGGGAGTCCATTGCCTACTGGTGTCTCACCAAATCGCCCACCCCCATAAGGTGCATTAAGAACCCGCCCAATACCATAACCCAAACTGCCACCGATAGCAGTGCTTGCAAGAGTGAGGAGTGCTGCATTTCCAATTTCCTCAACAGGATCACCACCAACGCCAATCTCATTAAGAGCTTGGGTTAGAGAAATACTACCATCTACAACAGCAGCATCAAGTGCGCCGAGTCGCGCAATTTGCGCAGCGCTACTGCCAATCCCCTCGCCACGCATAATCGCCGCAGCATTTGCAGCCATTGAAGCTGGACGAGAAAAAGCAGCTTCAGCAGCACCAGCACGAGCAGGACCAATACCTCTAATGTTTGTAAGCAACTGAGGCTGAAGCTGAGCAACAGAAGACAGGTTGCCGCCAAACTGAAGGCGCGCATTTGAGGTCAAAGCAGGGCCAATGCCAGCAACTCTGCCTGCTCCTTGCACTCGACCTAACGCCGTTCCTAAAGAAAGAGCCGCCCTTACGCCTACAAAAGGAATTGCAACGGAAAACATTACAGCAGGGTCAGAGAAGAAAAGATTTAATCCTGTTGCGCGAGACATAGTATCTTGAACTTGCCGCCTGTGCGTAACATAAGAAGCCGCATTTGTTAGATTCGCAGAGCCTAAACCTTGCGTTAAAATAATATGGCGCTCAGAATCGGTTAGCTCTGGGTGTGCCTCTACATAAGCTTCAGCGCTCTCAACTGCATTAGGTTCATAGCCACCTGTTTGTGTATAAAAATCCAAGCCCTGAGACATTGGACCAAACAAGTTAGAAAATTGAGCGTTAGCTGTTTGGCCGTAAGTTGGAGTAGCAGAAGGAATATCTGGGCCAGATGGAAGGGGTCGCGGCTGAGGAACATTAAGACGCATTATTCAGAACCCCCTAAGTTGCGAATTTCTTCAGCAAATTCTGGATACTCTTCCAAAAGAGATTCAGGAGATGTGTGGGGCAATGTTACATCATACAAGAACATTGCTCGTCTTTTTTCTTCTGGACTTGCATCACTATTAAGAACGCGGTTCATCTGATTGTATCTGCTCAATCGCTCACTGTTTGTGCTTGATTCTTGTGTAAAGACATCTGCGTTATACAATACGGTTTCACCATTCATTACCAAAGGCGTGAAGGCGCCGTTTAGAACATAACCAACCTCCCATGTTGGAGTTAAGCCAACACCAAAGGTTTCGGTTCGAGGCTTATACCGCAGAGAAACACCAAACTCTTGCCCGTAAGTATAATTAGGAGCAGCGCCAACTGCCCCGCCAACAAACAAGTTAAGGAAGTTTGCAGCATTAGCGCCAACCTCATCAAGGAATGTTCCTCCAGTAAGCATTCTTGAAAGCTCAGGATCACTAGCAACCATTTCAACAAGATTGCGCTCAAAGTTAAGAACGTCCTGTGGGTTAGACCAAGCATTCAAGCTAAATGCTGTTTCGTCACCAAGCAAAGAACTAAAGATACGATCATCTTCTTGAGTCCCACCAAGTGCTTGCCTGTAGGTTTCAATGATCTGATCAATTGTTCCGCTTCCAGTGTCATAAAGGCCAAAGACATAAGACTCATTGTTTTGGAATGGAACGCCACGAGTGCGCGTTATACGCATCATAGATTTAATCTCTTCTCGATACTGGCCGCTAACACCATAAGCATCGAGAATAGTATTCAGAGAAGTCCCTTCAGGATAACCCAACTCTTCAACAATAAGCGCGTCGACATTGCCCTCAAAATTTCTAGCCTCAATTAGGATATCAAGAGCAGGGCGGCCTTCGATTCTTGCAACAGCATTAACAGCAGAAAGCAGAGAATAACGAGGAGCGTCCATTCGGGAGCGCAAGAGATCAAGCGATTGAGTTCGACCACCTTCTACGCTTGCTGTTGCTCTGGTTAAGGAGTCAAAGATTTGCAAAGCAGAAGAAGCATCATTTTCCGACTGGTTGTTAGGCAGCATTGCCCTGTTTAATGCAGATACTACAACAGGGAAAACATAACCTTTATTTGCATAGTCCATAATTTCTGGAGTGTTTAGAACCATGCTTGCTGTAAAAATAGATGGGTCTATTTCAGGGCCGAGAATAGATTGCTGCGCCAGAAGAAGATGCTCATCGGAAACAGGCAAGCCTTCTTCCATAGCAGAAAACACAGTATTAAGAACAATGTTATTTGTTCTGTTAAGTGCTTGAGTTTCTGCACCAGAAATCCTTGCGGTCATTTCTCGAGCAGCCACAGTAGGTTTTAAATTATAAGCATCACTGTAGGCGGAGAAGACTAGGAACTCTTCATCGCTCAATGCCTCTAAGGCTTCTGGAGAAACTTGCGACTGATCTAAAACAAGACCTTGAACATACTTGGCTCTGTCTACACTTGGAATCGAAATAGAATTAGCAAATTCAATTTGCTCATCGATAAGGTGGTCTTCATATAGGTTGAGCAAACTTCTTTTTGTGTCCTCAAGCAAAGTTGAATTATTAATCTCGTCTACATAACTTTGATAATTATCAATAAAAGTATTTTCGCGCATATCTGCGGCAGCGCGACTTCCAAGTTGAGCCTGAAAAAACTCTCGTTCACTTTGTTCTAGTTTGCCTACAGTATCTAAACGAGCAGTAAGATGCTGTGCTAAACCCTGCCGATCATCTGAAGACATATTGCGAACAAGTCGAGCGACATCATTGCCAGCAATTTCTGCTACAAATGCAAAAGAAGTTTCTGCTTCATTTTCAAGCTCAGAAACTATTCGATTAATTTCTATAGAAGTATCTGCTTCTGCATCAAACCTAACGGCAATAAACTCACCAATAAGGTTAGAGCGCACTTCAGGACGAATCTCAGGCTCAACGCCTGCTAAATAACTATATATTGCCTCTACTGTAGTTGCAGAAGTTACAGAAAACGCTCGAGTATATTGATCAGTTGCATTTTCTTGAATTGTATCAGACTGAGCAGCATGACCTTCAAGAGAAGAAATAATTGAAGAAGCACTTGTTGATAGAAGCGCTTGGCTAATAGCTGAAGTAATACCAGCATACTCAGACTCAAGGCTAGCTGCCGTACTTGGATCACGAACAGCCTGCAAGATTCTTGGAAAATCTTCATGATCTGCGCCAAGATTAGCAGCAATAGATAGCAAAAAACCATTGCCCTGTTGGGCGCGAATACCATTAAATCTTTCTCTGTTTGATGCGTAGGTGCTAAAGCTAATATCGCCACTATCAAAAAGACTTTGATTTAAGGCAGCAACGGAAGCAAAGTCTAAACCAAATTGTTCGCCTTCTTCGCCCAAAGATACTCGGCGCTCCAAATCCTCCGTAGCTTCAAGCATATTAACTTGGCTAGTTCGTATAAGAGCTTCACGAGCAGCTTCAATTTCTTTCTGACGAAGAGTTTCATAAGTTGAAGCGACATAAGCCGTGCCAGTTTCCTCAATGAAACGACCGTAATTATTTAATTCTCCAGAATCATCGACAGCATTTACATACATTTCCTGAACGTATGCACTCATTCGATCTCGATAATTTGCAGCAGACGTTGAATCAGATGCTATTGCTGCACCTCGCTCCTTCAATTCATCCGCGATAGAATCTTCAAAACGACGATCAATTAGATCTTGATACGACCTAGCAGCAATACGCCCAAAGCTTGCAGGTGGACGATGCGCAACAGGACGACCAGTAGTAGGATCAATGGTAATAATATCCTGTGAGGATTGTGCGCCAGCTTTTCTTTGACCTTCAGCTTCAGCCTCAAGAGCCGCCTCTCTGTAGAGAAGGTCTGACATCCTTGAAGCATTAGCGCTAATTGCTTGGCCTATTTTTTCACCACCATCATCAGCACGAACAACACCAATTGGTTGATTGAAAACTTGAGTTTTTTGACGAGTAATAGCCATTATGTTCTCACCTGTGCATATTGATAAGCACCAGAACCCAAGGTTCCAATTGCGCTAATAAGGGATGCTTTATAAGCATTCTGCCCCCTGCGAAGTTCAGTGGCAGCAGCAGCACGATACTTTCCAGCTTCAAAGTAAGCCTGTGTATCAACACGTTTAATATCTTCGGCTAATACTTCTTGCTGTTTTCTAAGGAAAGCTTCTACGCTTCTATCTCGCCCCATGTCCCTAGTAACGCTAAACGCGGCAATATTAGCATATGTTGCTGCATCATACTCAGCGCGTCGAGCATTTGCTTTCTGAACTGCCATTGCTTTATTCAACTCACCTTCAGTTTCAGTTCTAAAGGCGGTAAGTCGAGAAGCATCTCTTTGCGCTTTTCCAGCGCTTATCTGTCCAAATGCAGATAAAGCCGATGAACCAGCTAAAAGATAAGGTAACATTGCAGCAAATTGAGCAGGCATTATAGTATCAACTCCGCAATCAAGCCGTTCAACTGAAACGACAGTGGTTCATCTTGTGTTACTGTAATCTGTGGATCGCGGCTGTAGCCAAGAAGACGAAACTCTTTCTTGCCGCTAAACGCGCCCTCAGTAATAAGTTTAATGTCATTAAAGCTTGCTGATCGAGTATTCCGCATATCAGCTACAATAGTCGCTACACCGCGTGGAACGCCTGTTGCAGGCCCGTTAGCAACATTTGCATCAATAGGGTTGGTCGTAATGTTAACGGTGTATGAGTAGCCAATATAGGCGCTCACATAGGTTGGGTTGTATTGAGTAAGATCAATGTTACCACCCGTCACAGTATGTGTGCCGCGATAGTCTTGGTTGCCGTCACCGTCAACAGCAATGACATGAACCTCAGTCCCATTGGCAAAGTCAGCGCTTACATCAGCTACGTTAGCTGTAACTGTATAAGATTTTGCATTGTCTAACTGAAAGTCTTCATCAAACTCACAGAGTCTTAAATCAGTGTCGTCAAACCAAACAGCAGCAAACAAACGATCATCAATTGCAACCACAGAATGAAAGTCACCTTGCGTTGTAAATCGCATCCATCCCGCTCTTCGCTCGGCACGATTAGAACCAAAGACCGCACAATCACCAGAAGACGATACAAATACAGCATAAGACTCAGCCTTTTGGAAAGCTCCATTGACAACGGCAACATCTTGGAAGTCGTCAATAAGATGCGAAGAAATCATAGATACAGCAGTCGATGTGTAAGCATCTTCTGTATCTGTATAGAGATACTCTCGGACAACCCGACCACCAGTTTGCAAGAATAGCGTTGCGCCATCAATAGACTTAGGCTCAACAAATTCACAGCCAAACGGGGTTTGTTTGCGAATCTGAGCATTAGCTGGAGTAATAGCTTGGTTCAAGAACGTAGGAACATACAGTTCCGCAGAAGCGGTAAACACTTGCAAGTCGCGGTTAGAAACCAAGTAACGTATTTCGTTTACATCACCAGTAGCAGCAACAAGGTTAATGCTATCACTATCGTCTGCATCACCTACGTCAAAGTTAAAAAAACTGCCGCTTGAAGACATCCAAATAGCATCTGGCTCTTGGATTGTCCCGCCAAAACATAGACGGTTTTCATGGAACTCAATAGCCGCAGGGTAGCCACGCACAGCAGAGAAAGACTGCTCATCCCAGTTATGAGTAGGTGCATGAGTAACAAGACTTACATAACCGCCGCCATCTTCAGATAGGTTTGCTGAAGAGCCAGCCGTAATTGTGTAAGTATTTTCATCGATAATGTCGCCAATAGTTCTAGCGCCATTAATTTGAGAAGCGTTAATACCGCCTACGGCAGAAGCATTCTCAACAGTAATAGACTCACCACCATCAAAGCCGTGATTAAGATGCGTCACTTCAATAACCGCAGACCCATCACGTGTGCGAAGCGGATTGAGAATCTCAAGGCGAATGCGAAGAACATCAACAATATCACCAACAGCTACAGTGCTGCTTGTGACGCTAGTAATAGTAAACTCAGACTTGCCATAACGCATTGTCACGCCAACGTGATCGCTCGTCCAGTATGGCTCACTAACAGTAAATGTAACGCCAGTGCCGCTCGTTGCGGAAGGATCAAGATTAGCATTAACTGGATGGAATACACTGTAAGGCTGATAGATTTTTTCGCCATCAGAGCGCTCATCAAAGCTAAATGGAGTGCATTCAAATGCTGTAAGGCTTGTTCGAATAATCATCCGTGGAGCAAACAACGGATGGCAGATAAACATTACATCGCCAGATTGAGCATAGGTATACTCATGAATGTAATCTTCATCAAACGGTAGTGCATCTGAGTTTGTGTCTTGAGTAATTGTTTGAACCAAGGAAATGGTTCCGTTTACAATTCTAAAGCAAGTTGCCTTAGCATCCTCAATCGCAATGATGTAGCGTTCATCATCAGAGAATACAAAAGGCAAAAGACGAAGCTGCATACGCTTCGTCGTATCTCTAGTTAAACTAAAGTCATGTAGGTTTCTAAGGCCAGCACGTTTAACTACACCGCCCTCTGCGCGCACCAAAAGATTCTCTACGCGCTGCGCTGAAGCCTGATAGATAGGCGAGTCAGTCCGCATGATAGTGGAGTCACTGATCTCACCAAACTGGAAATTAGTGATTGGAACGCGAACTTTCTGCATTAGCTACGCCTTTGGGCAATGAACCTTGATGTGTTAAGCTTACGAGTTGTTTGGGTTTGAGAATCCAACCTACGAGCATGGGCCAAAAGGAGATTGGCTTTGCCTTCCATAAGCTCAGAAAGCTGCATATCCCGCGCAACAGAAGTCGCAAGAACACCCGCCATCATATATTGAACCGCAATTACAAAGTATGGTGGCCATACAGATTCATCAGCGCGGAAGTTATAATCAGCTACAAGTTCTTCTGTTTCCGAAGCATCACAGTAAATCTTACTTCCGTAAGTATCGTAAATGATTGGGACTTCATTAACAGTAACAGCGTTAAGCATAATGCTTTCAGATGGAATCTGATAAGCAGCAGAGTATCGACCAGTCGGTGCATTTGCCAAGCGGTTTAAAACAGCTTGGTCTTTAGCAAAACGCCAGCGAGTGTTTGTAAGCGCGGCGTGGGCTATATCCTCATACATTGCATTGGCAACAGTTGCTTCGGCTGTGCCATCCTCAAATGATTGAATAGCGTCACCTCCAATCAGAAGGGACGCGCGCGAACAAATCTTAATAGGCGTGTTTGCTACTGTCATGGCAAGTTGGGGGGCCGAAGCCCCCCACCTCTATTAGTTGTTATCGAGGACTTCGTAGATACCGTTGCTATCGATAGCAACAGCACCCATCGACATCATCGATGTTGCAAGGTGTGCGACCTTCTCAGGAACGTAGTTTACTTCCGTCTGAACGTCAGCGTTTACACCCAAGCCAACCGCAGTGGTGTGATAAGCATAGTTCTTACCACCAGCAACAGCAGACGTTGAGAAAATCTTGAAGCCCAAGAACTCTTTCATTGTCATGCCGCCTGCGAATGGCAGGTTCTGTGGTCCAACATAGTCAGACGATGCGAACTCGTTAATCGAGAACAAGTCAGCAAAACCAGCAGGGGACATTGCAATGTAGCGCTGACCGTCTTCTGGAATGTCTGCAGTGCCAAAGGTTTCGAACAGAACCAAAAGGTCTGCTTTATCCAATGCACCACTTGTGTCTGCAATTTGAGTTGCGTTTGCACCAGCGTCCATTGCTGCGATGATGATTTCATCAGTCTTACGGCCAAGAGCCGCAGCAGCAGATTGGGCAACAGCTTGACGCTCGTTGATGTTGATCTTCAACTCGTCCAGCTTGTCGATGTATTCGGCTGCATAGAAGTCAGCCATTGTTGCTTCGACGTTGGTGTGTGCCAGTTCCATTGCGGTCACATTGCCGTTGCGAGACTTAGTGCTTGCAGCGCCAGTGCCGATTTTCTGGAAACGTGCAGTCGAACCCGTGACATTGGTAGAACGAACGGTGTTCCGCAACTTGGAACCCATACGCTGATACGCCATATGCACTTCGGTTTCGAACTGCTTGATAAAGGCTTGATCGATTGTATTAGCCATTTTGTCAGTCCTTGATTGAAGTTACAGTCCAGACGGGTATCCGATCTCTCACCTCGTTGAGGGTATCCTTGCGGGCCTCTCAGTGCATCACGGGCCGTGATAAGAAACTATACACATTGGTTTCTTCCGTTTTGCAACGCACAAATTGCACAAGTTCTGCATTATCGGTTTTTATTAATGCGTCAGCTTCAAACTCTAAATGGGCTAGCCATTGATGAATCATCTCGTTTTCTGTCCACACTTGGCAATAAATTTCATCATAGAAGTGGTGATAGAATCTTATTAGTTCAGTGCTGGCTCTAGCAAAACGAATCCAGTTTTTCTTCATTGACTTGGTAAACAACGCCCACATACAGCCCTCTTCGTCAATACCAGTAACGGCAAGCGGTCTGCCATCACGCTCAACAACAAAAACCATTTGGACATTGATCAATTGCAAAAGAGCCTCAAGCGGGTCTGTCTTGTAGACTACTTGAAGCTCTCTTACGTTTTCTTCGCTAAGGTCATTGTATAGCGGAATGATATGCTTGGGCCTTAACGGATAAAGCCCAAGACCATGAGATTTAATTACAGGATCATCCATACAGCTTTCTGAAACCTTCTTCGACTTGTTTTACGAAATGAGGGTCACGCCGAACTGGGCTATGATACCGTTCATCTTGCATCATCTCACGAAGTGCCTGTTCGTCAAGTCTTGTTGAAGGTGATGTCTCGCCGCTAAACGAACCATCTTTCATTGCATCCATAATATGCTCAAGCGCTAAGATGCCCTCATGTGTTTCGCACATACGCTCAATTGCGCCGATTGCATTCTCAGGAAAGAACTTATTAGCAAACATAGACACAGCTTCAATGCGTTGCTTTGAGTTGTCACCAAGCTTTGCTGCCTCTGCATCTATGTCAATCTCAGGTTCAGCATTTGCTGATACAGCCTCGACATACATATCGATGCCCTTCTGAAACTCTTCTTGGCTATAGCCATTCTCGAATGCGTGGCTAGACCACCACTGCAGAAGCTCACTGTTTACTGCCGATTCTTCGTCAATAGTTTCTGGAAGCTGATACTCTCCCGCACTTGCTGGACGATCTTTAAATGCTTCAGCTTGTAGTTCTTCAAGAAGTTTTTCGCGGAGCGTTTCTTCCTTCGAGCCAAGCTTCTTCTCCAACTCCTCATAAGCATTTGCTAGATCGTCTGCACTCTTATACTTCCCAAGCAAAAGGTCTTGTTCAGCTTGAGTAGTCTCTGTGGTTTCTACTGTAGCCTCAGTAGCTTCAGCAGATTCAGTGGCCTCGCCACCAGAAAGTAAGCTATCACTCATTTGTTTTTGCTCCGTTGTGCGTGGGCAATACGCTGTTCAATTTGTCCAACAATGAATCGCTGCCCCTCCCGATGCCAAAGAGAATTGGTATCCTCATTGGGGCCAGCAACCATTTCAATGGTTATTGACCTAAGGTAACGCAATACCTCTTTGCCTGTTGGCGTATTGAAGATTTCAGCAATGTTCTGGCTGATCTGAACATCAAGCTCCCTGCTTCGCTGGAAGCCATCTATTCCAATATTAACCTTGTTGTTGCTCAATTGGCATACCTTGCTGTTGTTGCTGCATAGCCATTTGCTGCGCTAGTGCAGCTATTTGTCTACGCTGTTCTTCGTCCCGAATCAAGGACTCAGGCACTCCAAACTTACGAGCAAGGTGAATTGCAGTCTGTTCGCTATCAATAAGTAGCTGCAACATCTCAGGTCCAAAGACCCCGCCAACCAACTCAAGGAAGCGCGCAACCGAAGAAATATCTTGGTTAGCCTGTGCTTGAGCCAATGGGGAAACGGATTTAATTTTAATCTCACGCCCGTTCACAGTAGGGACTTCGATGCGCCCTTGTTTCTTCAGGATATAGATTACACGCTGAAGAACAGGCTGAACCAACTCAGCCTGCAAACGACCAAACGCAGAACCCATACGGCGAGATAGATCGGCCATACGCTCTGCAACCTCGGTCGCAGTAGCGGGGGTTTTATTAGGATCACCAAGCATATCATTGTAAAGCGCGCGCTTAATATTCAAACGCATATCGTTTAGAACTAGCTGTGCAACGTCGAAGCGCCCTGCCGCGTTGATTGGTTGCAAGCCAGAACTACCCATAGCCTTTGGAATAATAGAGCCAGGGACTAGCTGAATAGTATCTGGGTTGATTACGCCATCGTCTTCCATTTGGTAGATACCAGAGATCGACATCTGAGCATTCTCAAGGATAAGCTCAATGGTTAGGTTTGTTGTTTTGATTGCAGACAAAGCATTAATAAGTGGGCCACGGCCGTAAATTTCGCCTGCACACTTAGACCAACGGAAACAGATAAACGGATTAGAGCCAACGCCTGCCATTTGTTTTTCATGCAAGACAGTCTTAGTCGTCATGCAGAATGCGTAGTGATAGTAAGCCTCTTCGTTTTTACGAGAGTAATCACGGCAAACAACTTCGAGAACATCTGTTGTGTTATCGCCGCCCATCTTGCTCATAACCTTTGGATCAAAGGTTGAGCGCGGGAACATAAGAGGTAGGTGATCGAACTTAACCTTCTTCCGCTCACGGAATACATGGTCGATCCGATCGTCTGGGCCTGTGTCAAGAACAACGTGAGGCAAAGGGATCGCAGTAAAGTTTACTGGATTTAGGGCATCACCTTCCTCAACACAAAGAACGCCAGTGCCAACAGCAAGATCAAGGAAAGACTCGTGAACTTCTTGGGCAAAGTTTGAGTTCTGAAGGACTTCAAAAACGTAGTCAGTGACTTCATCCAACTCGTTGTCAACGCCATCGCGTTCCTCAGGAGGGACTTCAGAGCCAGCAGCAAGGTCAGCCCAGCGCGCAAAGTTTGGGACAATGCCAGCTTGAAGTCGGCTGGCAAACTCTTGGACACCAACAACCGCAGTTTCGTCAAAGATTTTATCATCGCGCCTTTGGCCCGACTCTTCATAGTAGAAAGATTCACGTTGAGGTAAGGCATACTCATAGCACTCCTCGAATAGTGGAACCCAATTCTCACGGCGAGCCTTAGCCTTTTGGTAATGCTCAATATATTTCTTTGCGATTGGATTGCTGGAATATTCCATTAGCGATTAAACCTACCTAAGAAGCCAGAACCGCCGCCAGCAGAACGCTGAAGCATAGAACGGCCACGGCGACCAGTGCCACCAGCGCGACCGCGCTTTGTTGTGCGCTCAGTAATTGCTTCTTCGATGTCGCCCGCTTTAGTTTGCGCGCGCTCTTGAATTGCTTCTTGCTTTGCCTCTTCGGCAGCAACACGCTGTTCAGCAGCAGCACGAGCTTGGTCCTCTGCAGCAAGTGCCTGCCGCTCTCTTGTCGTTCTATCGATGCCTAAGGCTTTTTTAACTGGTTGGCACATAGCTACCTCCTAATCATAGCTTTGCTAAACATAGAATATAATTCTGCACAACGCACAATTTACATTCTAGCCCAAAGCCCTTGTCGTCTTTGTTGCTTTGGTTTGCGGTTAAATACGTCAAAGTCTTTCCTTGCAACAACAGGTTGAGCTGGTTTCTGCGAGTTCATTAAAGCGCGGCCTTCGCCTGCACCAAGAAACAAATACTGCGCTGCGTCATGAACGTGAGAAAACATATTCTTGTCTGGCTTGTCAGCGTAACGCTCACCAGAAACTTCCATACGCTTATAACCATACCCGCCCTCGAAGCCTTTGATAAGTTGTTGGCAACGGCGGTCAATAAGTAGGGCTGGCTTACCTTCAATCATCTTGGTGAGTTGGGAGGATACGGCCTCGATGCGAAGGTCAACAGAGTTGGAAGGCGCAGGGAACGCCCTCAAGCCAGCCCCGCGCAGAATGTGAAAGGGTGTTGATTCATCAGTCTGCGCTCTAAAGTCGCCAGCAGGGTC